ATCCTGCCACTTTTGGGTTCTAGGATACACAACGGCATAAATGCTTATGTTGTGGCTTTGCGTTCAGCTTTTAACTTGTCAAGATGGCTTTTCTCGAACCTTCCATGCGCTGATGGAAAAGAACCAGACCACCCCTCCAACCTAAAGGCTGGCGCAGAAAGAGTGCGATTTGTTATTTCTCCGCACTCACACTTAAAACTCTGTAACTCATAATCACAGAGTCTTTCTGTTTTATGCCCGTTTGCACAGGCAAAATCAAACATTCTTTTCATTCAATTCCTCATAGGCTCGTTCACTGACCTCTTTCAAGGTTTTCAGCCAAGTCAAGATAGAAAGTTCACCTTTTTTGAACATCAAGGCATTTCCATCAGGAATAACGCTTAGATTATTCAGCGACTCTATCATAATGTCAATATCTACAGTCAAATCCTTCCAACCCTCTGTTGACATCATGTCAAAGCGGCTTTCGTAGTATTTCTGCAAATCTGGGCTCATGGTGCTTCAGGCCACTCAATAGTCCAAGGGAAACCAGCCTGAGATGGCACATCCCGCAGGGCTTGGCAGTAATCTTTCCATGCTTGTGATGGTGTCATGTCACTGCGAAACCGCCAATCAGTCTCAGATAGCTTGGTATCCCTAGAGGTGCGTACAGACTTGGCTTGCTCTGCATCTTTAGTGGCTTTGTAAGCAGTCTCTTGCTCAACAGCGGTTTGGGCAGCTTCTGTCTCAGTAGCAGCACGATCTGTAAAGACAGGGCCAAGTGTGTACTTGGTGTACCACTTGCCGCCAATCTCCTCTATGCCATTGGCTTGCGAGAATTGGTAAACAGTGCCACCAGTAGCTTGTGCGCCTTCAAAGATTACATCAGCACCCAAGGCTTCTAGCACCTCAGTTGTTGTTGTTTCCCATGTAGGGCCACCATTGGCTTTTGTATATGCACGAAATTCTGATTCGTACATTACTTGCCCGTCATTTGTTCTGATTTGCATGATGATTCCTTATGCGATTGCCAAGAAGATGTATGTTCCACCATTTGCATTGATGGCGGCTGGCGCTGTGCTACTGATCTCAAACCCTGCGCTGTATGTGTCGATGTAGTCTGTCGATGTCACTTCAGCATCAGTAGTATTTAGCAACAAGTAGGGGTCGTTACCAGACACAATGCCTCTAGCCGTATCCCAGACATACCAATCACCAGTGCTGTCAGTGCGTTTAATTAAGACAAACCTAGCCCCTGCGGTAAAGCCACAATCAATTTGTTTTGTAGTGGCTGTACCTGTATATGAGCCTACCTTGGAAACACCAGCGCAGGTTGCAAATAGGTAATTAACAAAAGTTCCACCTGACTGATTTAACGCTGCACTACTTCCTAAAGAAAAAACCGATGCAGTTGGACTTGTATCGTTCCAAGTAGTTGTGCCAGAACCCTCAGCAGCAGTGGAATTGAGAACTAAATATTTGTTATTTCCTAATGTAGCACTATATGCAATCCATGCCCTAGCAGTATTTCTTTGTTTAACAATCATTAATTCAGGCACTACACCAAGATTGTGTGCAAATGTTTGCCCAGCTGTTCCCGTCCCCGTATAGCAAACCTCATCAAAAAACGATGGGGCTCGTCTAAACATTTCATAAGAGCGTTTGTAACTATTACCATCGTCACTCGCTTTTACTTGTGTATTGCTAGTAAATATGCCGCCACTTTGTGCTTGTTGAGCATTTGTTGAATTACTTTCTAAATATGTATCCGTCCCACGCAATCTATCCATCCAATACCATTGAATAGTTCCAGCCAAGTTTTGACCTTCAATTAAAAAATCTACAGGAAAATTGGATGTTTGAATCGCATCAGCACCAGTAAAAGTAGTAGTGGCAAACACACTCGTACCCGTAGTAGGAACTTTCATCGGGCCACGGCGTATGGCTATGTAGATGTAGGTTGCGTTATAAAAATATTGGTTTGTTGCAAATCCTGTCGATGTCAAATACATTTCAAACGCAGAACTAGTTGTTTCTGCACCTGAACTATTTGCACTTAACCTTTTAACATTGCCAGTTGTACCATCACTATTGATTGAAAATCCACGCATTGTGTCAATAATTTCCCAACTGTGCCCTGCGCTATCTGTTCTCTTAAACAAAACAAACTGTGGTTCATAACCAAGATTAACTGTAGCAACACCAGAGCCATTAGTAGTAAACGACCCACAGCTAATCACATTGTCCGTACCCGTCAGGCCAAAGCCCCCTGCGTCATGGGCGAATATATATGCCACATATGTGCCAGCAGATGCGTTAACTGTTGCGTCAGTTCCAAGGCTAAAAACTGAGGATGTCGGTGTTGTGCTGTTCCACCATGTTGCACCTGTGGCGGCTGCGGCTGTGGTGTTGAGAACAAGATATTGCGTATTGGCAAGACTGCGGTGATAGACCGCCCAAGCTGCCGTTGTATCTGTGCGCTTTACAATAATGCAAGCTGGTACTGAGCCTAGTGAATGGGAAATAGTGCGGTTAGCGCCTGAGCCTGTCCACGTTTGAATGTCAAAGAACTTTGGCTGCTTGCGGAATGTCCATGAGACTATATTTGCAGCCGATGTATTTACATAAGATGAAGCGCCAATACTAAACCCGCTACTACTAAATGCTGTTAAACGATTAGCTTCTGTATCTGCTGCATCTGTAGCGTTTGAACGTAACTGACTATTTGTACCTCTAACAGTATCTGTTAGAACGTGAAAGTTACCCGCATTTGTTCTATCTTTTATCCAAACCAAACCACCCTTAGTAGACAAGTCAATGTTATTTGTAATCGTTAATGCCGCACCAGTACCCGTATAAAGAAACGTGCTGAACACCTCCTCAATGTAGTTAGCAACAGTAGCCGCTTGTGCAAATTCGCCAAAGCCTTGAGCAGATGCCGCACCTCTAGTTTGTACTAATGGCATGGTTGTCCTTATGCAAACTTGGTTTGTGAAGTAAAGACAGTAAACGCCGCATTACCTGTCTTGACAATGGTGTACATATAGACATCAACTGAACTTGCATTACCCGCTGCATACGCTGTACCGCCTTGGTATTTAGGAGTAACAGTTGTGCCATCGACTTGAACCACAGAGTTATAGTAAGCAGTTGCGCCTTGAGTCACCAAGAAAGCCACAGTCACAGACTGACCCGTTGTCATGGCGGTATTCAATGATGTACCGCTAGACGCTCTGAAGTTCACTGTCCAGTTTGCTGATGCGTTGCTGGTGAAATAACGAACAGACTGAGTGGTGACATCGTAGTTGATCGTGCCTGTTGCTGCTGTTGCTTCTACAGTGGCTACCTCTGCTGCGTTACTCAGAATTTCTGCTAGCACAGATGATGTGCCTGAAAATGTCTTAGTTCCTGTGAAAGTTTGGGCTGTAGACAGACTCGCCACATCAGACAAGGTGTTGCTACCAAAAGCAATTGTCTTATTTGTCAGCGTAGTTGTGCTTGCCGCAGTAACAATGTTTGTTGGGGTAATGATTGATGATAGGGTTGCCATGAGTTATCCCAGTGCGTTAATTTTTGCTGTCAATGCCTGCAACTCTGCAAGCAGTTCTTCTTTTGTTGGTGCTGATGTCACAGTAGGCGTTACATATGCCTCTATTTCCGCAATCTCTTCTGGCGTTAAATTAACGTGGCTAATTTCACCTGTACTTACGTCACATACTATTTTATGCATGACAATTCCTTATTCATAAGAGATGTTAATTTCGCCAGCGTCAAAAGAGTCTGGTGGCGCAGTAAAAGTTATTTGCGTAAGTTCTGCAGAAAGTGATTTATTACCAGCAACTATATATGTTGCATTTGAACCAACTCGGCCTTGCAAAGCCCCTTGAGCCACCCACGAATATGTGGAAGAATTTTCAAGAGAAAGAATGACACTACCACTTAGTTCATCGCTTGCAGAATTAGAAAATACAAGAAAGCCATTGCCAGTAGCTCCAGATGACACAGTGGAAGTAAGTTTTGATCCAATACTTAAATATCCCGTTGTCTCCAAACCACCAGAATCTCCAATTTGAATTAGCTTATCCCCTGTCCCATTAGTTGAAACGCCTGTGAACATCATTGTAATGCGTTTTGTTCCAGCAGGAATCCCAGTAAAGGTGATAGCAGTGCCAGAAGTTGACGTC